GATTTTAAAAGCCCAAGTTTATAGGCTTCAATTTCCGGATCTTCGCGAACAATTTGGACTTGGGTTTCTGTAGCCATTATGCCATCGCCCTTCCCTTGGCCTCAAGACCGCGCATCATGTCGTACATACGATTGATACCCTGATCATTGTTTCCATTACCTAACCCTTTAACAGCGTCTGTTGTCATAACAAATTCACCGGGCATCAACATGGCTCTAACGCTGTCTTTTCCGGGGGTGCCCTCGTTTGGCATGATACCGCCTACACGCCGCGGGAAGATCTCGCCGCCTTCGGCTGCAAGAACAGGAAGTCCGTAAGAAGGTCTACGGAAGGGGTTTACATATGGGCGTCCGGTCCGCGGATCAATGCCGTAATTAGTTCCCACTACGGTAGGACCGGTAGAGCCTCGCGGATCAAGACCGCCGACCATGAACTCTGGTCCTTGTTTAATAGGCGGTGGTGGATCAGGCGGTGGATCATCATCCGGCTTGTCGAAACCACCGCCTAAAGCCAGTGCGCCAACACCGGCCCCGGCTAACGGAAGATATCCCGTCATTCCCGGACCCATACTGGCGGCGGTAACGCCTTTCATGGCTTCTAAACCTGCCGCAGAAGCTTGCGCCTCAGTAGCCCCCGGAAGAGCTTTAACAGAATTATACATTTCGTTATATGCGGATTGTTTTTGTAACAGCACCTGCTCTGGAGTAGGGCCCGAAGGTAAGAAAGCTTCTTTAAATTCACCCTGTTTAATACTTTCAAAAAAGCTAGGCTGTTCATAAGGGGTCACTACCTCACTTAATTGAGCCCCTGTCGTATCCGCTAAAGCAGCATCCGCCCCTGTAAATGTTCCATCTGTAGCAATTTGACTGCTTGATGCCGTTCGTTCTAATGGCGGTAATCCGGGCTGGTTAGCCCCTTCAATAATTGCATCAGTATACGGGTCACCTGTTAGCTCAAGACCCGCGCCACTTTTGACTGCATCAACACTACCGGCTGTTGTTGCATCTGCGACAGCAGCGGGCTGTAAAGAGGAGGACATCGCCTGAGTAAAGCTGGACTGCATTGGGTTGGTTGCAACATTTTTAACACCGCTGGTAAACCCTTTCATAAAGTTGCCCTTGCCCGCCTGCATACCGCTTTGAACACCTTGAGTTACACCTCCAATAGCTCCACCAATTAAAGCGGACTTAAAGGCATCCTTGAGGTTGCCACCCTGAATTAACGTACCGATACCCGCGCCAAGAGCTCCGGCGTACATCATATTTAAACCAACACCCGCTGGGCCTAAAACAAACGGTAATATAATTGGAGCGGCTTTTTTAACAAGTTTAACAACAGATTTGCCAGCTTTCTTAACAGCCCTTGAGACTTTTCTAAAAGTCTTTTTTAGCCAGCCAAACTCTCTCAAACCCGTCTCAGGGTTAATTGAGTTGGCGCTTGAACCCACTACATACTGTTCTGGATCTTCTACCCCAAGCTCTTCTAAATGCTTGAATATAGACGCTTTCATCTCAGGATTGTTGTCAATCAAAGGCAATGGGATGACAATCTCACCAGTAGCAACGTGCGCTAGTGTGTCGTCTCCGCCCCGACCATAAGAAGCCATGCGGTTAGCAACATCAGAAAAGTTTGCAATGCCGTTGTCTCCAAAGGCTTTCTTAGCTTCTTCCCTCTCCATCTTTGCAATATCGTCGTCTTCCATGTAGAAGTCGGCAATACCGCCTGAAGGAAACTCTATAACTTTTTCTGCTGTCCGTGCCATTTATACAATCCCATTATATAAGGTCTGTTGGAGTTTACCCTTTTTTTAAACTTACGTCTACACTATGAAATAGCTACTGTAACTGTTCCGACAGAACCTGTTGCAGAAACAGACCCACCAAACACCTCTGTTTTACCAATTACCTTTAAAAACCCGCCGTCTGCTATGTAAATATCGCCTTGTTGCAACAAATTGTTATTACCATCTGTAGGCACTTCCTGAAAGTTTAACTGCGGATTTTGCATTTGCCTTAAAAATATCTCTAATGCCCTGACTAAGTCACTTAAATATTTAGCATCCACTTCTTGAGGGGGAGACGGTAATCTGGGAAAGGGTGTTACGTTAGTAGCCACTATCTTCTCCCATCTTGTCTAATATCCACACGAGGACTGCCCAATCTCCATCTTACGCCTAAAGCAGAACAATCAACTTTAATAGAAAAAGCTCTACCACGAAGCCTGACATCCGCTTTATTAGTGTATTGTTCAAAAGGCACTGTTGTAGAAACGGCGTTTCTATCTATTTTAGATATTTCAGACTGCAAATAACTACCCGCAGGAAAGTTGTTTGACTGCAAGGTAACATTCACGGTAGGTGAACTTGTAGTAGAACCATTAAATGTAAAATCTGGTATTAATCTTTTTATAAAAGTAAATTGATCTCCGTCCCCCATATCTATAGGGCTAGACTCTATCGTAGAAGTCATTACAGAGCCGTCATCACTGTAACCAGTTTCGTGGTTGTATAAATAACCGTCCTCTGCCGCTATTGGAAAGGTTCTTATGCCCCTGTCTAAAAAAGCAGACCTTCCTAAATTACCATAATACCAAGCCTGTTCGGCATAGTTGTATATAACGTAACGATCATTTTCGCCTGTTCCACCATTTGCAACGGAATTTGTATTGGAACAATAATACCAAATTATCTCACTAAATTCTGAGATCACCCCAGCAAATACTTTATGTGCTTGATCATAGTTAAAATCAAAAAACACTCGCTCTTTTACGGTACAGGGTAACTGCTGCGTCTTACCATCATATACATAAAAGTTTTGTCTACCCATCCAGAATACTGCATCTTCTACGGCTATAGCGGCATTTGGACCCATAATAGTTGTATTAGAAGCAAGAGGTTGAATACCAAAAGTAAACGGAGCACCGATAAACTGCATAGAATGCACCGAGCTATCCGTAAAAATTATAATTTCACGTTTAGTTTCTATTGCTCTTACAAACTCAGAACCGGAACCAATTCTTAAATCGCCAGCAGTATTAGTAGCTTTAGGGTTCCAATCAGTTAAGGACTCTTGATCAGAGAAACGTATTAACAAAGGGTCTTGTATTGCGCTTCCAACAGGGTTTGTGCCAAATGCAATCACATGGCGATCTACATCTGAAACCATTATTTGTTTTGCTGTTATAGGAGTTTCTTCTGCACCAGATACTGTTCCTATTTCTACCGCTCTTGTAGTAACCCCACTGCTTTTATCCCAGTAGAAAATTGCTCCATCTCTAGGATTAAGTAATAAGTCCTCTCCAAAGTTATCATGGCTCCACATCCGTAAAGAGGTAGTAACACCTATAGAAGCTCCAGAACCCCAAGTGCCTCTGCCCCAAGTTCCCGCACCCCAACCAGTGCCGCCAACACCTGTATTCAAACCAGCGTTGATTTGGTAAACACCATCAACACCCGATCCACCATTACCACTATCACTAGCATTTGCTGTTACAGTAGCCCCTGTTGTATCTTTAGCTGTAAAAGTATAGGTATTTCCAGTGGGCACAGAGACTATCTCATACTCTTGATTAAGGACAGCCGCTGTTACTAAACCACCTAAACTAACTGCGCCAGATATAGTTACAAAATCACCTTGCACCGCGCCATGACCAGTGTCGGTAGCTGTAATAGTAGAAGAACCATCTGTCGCAGCAAATGTAATACTATTTGTTGATGTTTTTCTTATAGGTGTAATATCATAAAATGCTTGGCCTTGCTCTATATAATATTTTAGATGCGTCCCCACACCTAAAAAATCAGACCCATCAAGCGCGACCCAATTAAACAATGCCCTAGCTGTGCCGAGATACGTGTTTGAAGAATATTTTTCCCAACCCCCAATTACTTCAGGAAACCCTTGTCTAAAACGCACCTTATCACAATCAACCCAACCACCTTCATTTGAATAAGATGTTATATCACGGTTAATTCCGGGTCTAAATTGGAGTTTGGTTAGAGCCACAGATAACTCCTTTATATAGCATCAGGCCAGTCGTTAATGGGTGCATTGCCAGTTTGCTTACCATCACTATCAACAGGCGTGTCATAGAGCGCCATGAACGCAGCAAGGTCACTTGCATTAGTTATAGCTGTTTCTATGTTATTACTGGCTGTACGAACAGCCGCTCTGTAAGTTGTAACAGTTGATGGTACAGAGTAAGACTCAACTTCCGTTGCTTTAATAACTTGCCAATCGTATGGCGCAAGCTGACCAGCCGCTTGAGCTTTCGCTGTTTCAATAGCTAGAGTTTTTAAGCCTTTAGTTACAAGCTGCTTACCATCAATGTCGAGGATTGCTTTGCCATCTTCATCGACTGCATTCACATCTGTCAGTGACCGAGGAATCAGTTTGCCATCAGCGTCCCTGCCCCAATAAAACCTGCTGTCATGTGCCGCCACTTCGTCTTCCCATGTCAAGCCAATCGCGGCTTTTTCATCTGCACTTAGATTATTCCAAACAGCAGGATATTGTGTGCCGTTGTTATCGACCCACGCCTTGCCAACTCTGATTATTCTGCCTGAGTATTTCCACGGCATCTTAGTTTCTCCTATCGTGCATTAGCGAATTTGAAGGGCTGTTCGGCAAAGGCGAGGTAGATATAGCTCACAGCGGCATTGCTTTCAGCATAGCTGCTTCTAAACTTAAAGCCGTTAGAAACAAAATCTATTGGTAAACCTCTACCTGTACCTGTGATTTCTGCTTGAGTTTGGTTAGCTTCTAAAACCGCACCAATTGCATTGGTAGGTGACCTTACGCTATCATACATTGCCCAGTCGTAATGTGTGCCACCTGTTGAATATGCTTTGACCATAACCCAAGCTGGCCTAAATCCTGTGAAAACAAACGTGCCATCAGCATTATTATTTCCAACATAGGAACCCATCTTTGAGTATCCCTCGACTGAGTGGAACGCATAACAGATAAAGTCATCTCCACTTTCATTTGCATGAATGTTTGTGCCAACACTAAATACTGTACTTGTCGGGGCTGTATCGTTCCAAGTTGCAGAAGCCGCTGTCCCACTATCTTCAGCGAGATTGTAATTCAACCAAATACGCTTTGTTGCCCCTAGCGCAGAGTGATAAACCATCCAATCTCTTGCAGTGTCTCTGTTTTTGACAATTAACATTTCTGGAGCAGCACTTAATCCATGCTTTATTGTCCCTGCTGAACCTGTCCCAGTATAAGAGACTATACTAAATCCAGCCGTTGTATTCACCTGACCAGAACTATCAACCGTGCCAATTCCTGTCGCTGAAGCATCGTTGCTAAAAGCTGTGCCAGCAAGCCAATTCCAAGCGACAAATGTTTCGCCATTACCGTTAATACCCCCACTGTTATCAACGGTAAAACCATCAGAATCAAACGACTGATAATAGCCTGTGGTTGTAGTTTCTGCGTCAGTGCTATTGGTGTTTAAATACTTGTTTGCACCTATAACAGAGTTCACTAAAAAATGCGGATAACTATTAGAACGAACTTTTGCCCATATAAAGTCTGGACTGAAGCCAACCCCAGTTACGCTTCTTGGGTTTGTCCCATTGCCTGTGTAAAGCACCGTATTAAAATTATCACTGCTATCAATAATATCTACGTCTGGCAAGTTCTGCGAACACAAGGCAAGGAACCCACTTGGCGGTGCGTACTGAAATGAGCCGTGACCCTCTCCATCCGCGTTGGCGTTAGATGTGGCTTTTACGCCAGAAAAGCTACTGTCCTGTCCAAAATTAATTCTTACTTCGTATGATGTGCCAGTATACATTCCGATAAAAGGAACTACCCCACCGCCAGTTTGAGTAACCCAATCTGCGTCAAAGGTGGCTTGCGGATTTGAACCAGCGGCAGGGTCGCCACTATTGATATAAGTGCCATTGACTGAAATAAATGCTTTACCATTGTCAGCATCAACAGCAAACCCAAGAATAGTCTCTGAGGTTTGGGCTGATACACCAGTGGCATCGGTTGCTGTCCAAGCAGGAGTTCTAAAACTTGTGCTATTAGTGATGTACAAAAATTTATCACTGGAACCTGTTGCACCAGAGTTAGCAAAGTTATCTTGTATTCGTGCTAATCCTGCTTCTGGATTACTGCCAGCAGTATAATATACTTCATAATACCATTTCCCAGAGGACATCGCCATATTGCCAATGGCTGCTCTGTCATTAGAAGTTTGTGTAAATTTAGTATTTCCTTCTGACAAAACAGCGGCTGCGGGTGAATTAAGTGGATTAAACGTAGCAAAGTTATTCGTAGGCACATCAGGCACACTATCCCGATAATCTAGATTCACAGGGGTAAAGTTATTGCCGTTGGTGCTTACGTCTTTAAAAAAGGCTGCTGAACGAGTGTCGGCAAAGGCCATATAGATGTATGTCGCGCCTGATGTGTTTACGTCTGAGCCGTTATGTTTAATCTGAAATCCTGTTGCTGTTACTTCAATTGCGTAAGAAGAACCAACACTTTCTGCATTGTTTAAATTAGCATAAAGTACATTGTCATTAGGATTAGATGGACTTCTAGTAGTGTCCCATATAAGCCAGTGACCAATAGTACCAACACTGCTTTTTATCATAACCCAAGCAGGACGGAAGCCAGTTGTTATTGTCGGGCCTGTTGTTGACCCATTGCCGCTATAAGAGTCAAACTTACTGTACCCAGAAACTTCTGCCCAACAATATGCTATGTATGTATTGGTGTTATCGTTAACATAACCGCCTGTGCCTACACTAAAGACGGTTGAAGTCGGGGCAGTGTCATTGAAGTTAGTTGCATCATCATATACTGCGCGAGTGTCATTTAAATATAAACCTTTATCAAACGGAGCGGAAGCGTCTAAACTATTATGACCAACAACCCAGTCTGATGTAGCGTTTCGTTCTTTGATTATGAGCCACTTAGGCGCAACACCTAATCCATGTGCAATAGTTCCCGCAGAGCCTGTTCCTGTGTAAGAAACAATAGAGAAACCTTTGGATGTATTTGCCGATATTTTAGTCGCAGCTATTGAACCAGCCAATGCTGAACCAAGATTACTGCCATCTATCTTAACAGACCCTGCTGTTGGGGTTGCCCCTGCACCAGCAGAGTTAGTCGCTGTTGGTGTGCCGCCACCTTCCCAACACCAAGCAACCATAGCACCTGAAGGCTTGTTAACTACTTCGTTACCGTCATCCCCAAGCGTAAAGCCATCACCATCGAATGACATAAGTGCATCTGATAGACTGCCTTCAGCACCAGTAGCCGCTGGTGTTAGGTCTTTATTTGCGCCTCGCACAACATCAAATGCTTTGGGATACTCAGTACCGCCTCTGCTTTTAACCCAAACAAAAGCTGGAGAAAAACCCAACCCGCTGATGCTTTGCCCAGCGGATGTTCCAGTATAGGTAACAACATTGAACCCCTCAGAAACAACATCATCCTTGAATGTCAGGTGAAAACCATTGGTTCCGAATGTCAGGCCGCTGGTATCTTTTGGAATCCAGATGCCGTTCTTAGTTTCGCCAAAGCTGTCGGCAGTCAGGGCAGTACCGTCAATCATATTAACTTCAGCTATATAGCCGTCAAAAAGATTTGAGGCAGCATAAGCGTCACTACCTATTGATTGTTTAACTGTATTGTTAGCATGAAAATCTTCATTTTGTGATGGTGTAGTGCCATAAGTGTATGATTGCTCAACGCCATTGACATACATTTTAAGTCTATTGCTAGCCGTACCATCTGTGCTGTCTATTTCAACGACTACATTGTACCATGCTGACGTATCCCTAAATAAAGCATCAGTGTAAGCATAAATTTTGTCACTGTTGGATGTATTGCCGTAGACGCCAAGTTTATCATTACTTAAAAAATAAATTTGAAATCTATTTTGAGCATCTGCACCAGCAGCAAACATAGCTTGGTCAGCGGTTATAGTGCTTCGTTTTACCCAACAACTAAAAGTAAATGTTCTACGATTGCCAGCAGACGCAGGAGTTCTTTGTAATCGCTGACTCAACCCATCATCAAACTTCAACGACTGGTCAAGCAGTAGCTTGTAAAAGCCTGTGCTTACTTCACCCGAACCTGCTGCTTGGATTATACTCATGGTTTAGTCCTAAGTTAAGATAGCCGTAGCACCTACAAGAATAGTATTATTCCCACTAGCCGCAGTTACATAATATGTCACAAAGTAAGTGCCTGTTGCACTAAGCGCAGTTAGGATATCTGCATTGATAGCTACATCGGCATGTGCGCTAACTGTATGATTACCACCATTTACAAATTTAATAGAGCCTGATTGACCCGCAGCTTTATTTGTGAAGGTCATTGTGACACTTCCTGCGGTTGTCGTGGTAAAATTATTCGCTGTAGCTAAATCATAAGTCGCATCGTTTTCAGCGGTTATTGTACTGCCGATTGCCCTGCCAACTACTGTAACATCATCATTCACAGTTAAAATTGTTGTGCCTGTTGCAATGGAAGCTACGGTCGCATCCGCATCATTTTTGATAGTAACATCTGATGTAGAGCCTTGCCCTGTAAGAATTAAACCCTCTGCCGCAGTAAAGCCAATCGCTGCATCATCCCCCGCAGCAGTATCTCCTGCGGCTTGTAATGTCCCTGCCGCAACAATATCGGCGGCGGCATTAAATGTACCAGCTATAGATAAATCAGTAAGGGCATCAACTACTGCCGCGCCGCTTCCTGCACCATCCAAATAGACCATAGATACCTGACCATTTGGTATGGTTACATTGGCTCCAGACCCCTGACTTATAATAATACTATACGGACCAGAACTGCCACTATCTGTAGTAGCATTCTCAATTATATGAACTCTGCTATTAGTATTAGGACCAATAGTAATTGTACAGTTAGAGTCTAAAGCACCTGTATACTTAATATACATAGCTCTAGCTGGATCTGTAGATCCATCAGCCACTGTGCTTGTATGAGTATCAGCATTTGTAGTTATGGCTTCTGTGCCAAAACTTAAAGCCTCGCCAATAAGTTCAAGGTTTGTATTAGTTGTTGTTCCCCAAGTACCAGAACCATCGCCAGTACCTAATTCATTAAGTCTTAAATCATTTACATAGGTGCTTGCCATTTTACTGTCCTTATGCCGCTATATCTGTCCAGTTTGGTGTCTGTGACACTGTTACACCAGCCCAGTTTGGTGTCTGTGATGGGATAATTTCCCTGTAGAGTATTTCTTCTCCCACCGCACCTGTTGCCAAAACCCCGGTTGGAAACACGCCTATTGACTGAATAGGAGCTACTGTCCCTGTTCCTAATGTAGCAGTTATAGAATTACCTGTAACCGCGAAAGTTGCTGCGCCTGTTTCGGTAGTGTTTCCTAACGCACTTGTTCCAGCAGACCCAGTGACTGCAAAAGCCGCTGCCCCTGATACACTAACAGTTCCTACCGCACCTGTTCCCGCCACCCCTGTTACAGGGATTTCTAAAACATTTTGTACAGTAGGGGTTCCTAATGCGGTAGTTCCAACAACTCCTGTTACAGCAAGTGGAACACTTTGGTTCCACGCACCCTCACCCCAAGTTCCTCTACCCCATCCTGTTAACGACATAGGCTACCTCATTAGGCTATTCGTATAATAGCGTTACTCGCATCCGCTGTAGGAAACTGAATTGTAAAAGTTCCAGAAGTAGATGTTTTATTAGAAGAAAAATCTAATACTGCCACGGCTTTATCACTGTTAGTGTCGTTGTATATCAACGCACCCATTGCAGTAATTGTAGCTGTGGTAAAGCTGATGTCTGCAAAATCAGTCAAAGCTGTAGTGCCAGAGGTGGTTGGAGCAACTTTAGTAAGAGTACCACCACCCGCCGCGTAAGAGCCGCTGTTGGCTACTTCACCCGTGGTAGTATAAGCCGTGGTTGCTGCACCAAGAGTAGCTGTAGTGCTAGATTTGCCGCCCCCGCCCTCTGCATAAAGTGCCAACTTAAAAGCGTTACCATTTGTTGCGAAATTGTGTGTTCCTAGCATCAACTCTTGTTTAAATGCTGTACACATTGCTTGTGCGATTGCCATTACAGTCTCCCAATAGCGTTTGCTAGTTCCAGTTGTCCAGCTTCACGGACCTTGGCGCAAATACTAGCACGTTCTTCCTTTCTAGCCAACTCTATATAGTATTGTGCTAGATATCTAACCCTATCTTGAAAAGCCTCTGCCTGCAAACGTATGGGTTCCGGGGCTTCATCAGAAATATAAATAAGCTTATTAGCCAACATCTCTGCTATTTGATCGTTAGATAAACCACCGTTTTCAGAGGTCATTATGTTAACGGCCCCCACACTTCCTGAACCTAAATCAAACATGATCGTGTCTCCCAAAAATTACAGGGTCGGACTCTACTGGCTCTGGAGGTTGAATCTTGGACTGTTTTGTTATCAAAAGACTACCGTTTTCAACCGTTTGAACTAAAGGATCCTCTAGTCTATGATACCCATACAGTTTTTCATTATCCGGTACATTAGTGTCCATCAACCCGGATCGGTGAGCTATTTCTATTTTTATACCTTTTGAAATAGCTGTAGCACACCAAAACTCCACACAAGCCCTTCCAGACTCCGCCATGTTTACGTTTTTATAAGTAAAATCTATGCCAAACAAGCATATCTTCTCTACTTTTTTCCAAATAGCGTAAGCCATAGCGTAAGCTACAGTGTTGTTAAAATAACACAGTCCAGTAGCTTTAGCTATTTTTTCCAATGGATACAACTCTATAGCCGGGAAATCGGGATGTTCTACGCAGGAGTATATGGGAGCGGTGTTTTTAGCTAAAAACTCTCTAGCTATTCCCGTCTGGGAACCCGCGTTTTCTGTGTCTATAAACCTAGATACAGGGTCCATCATAAACGTCCTATCAACGTGTATGATACCTCCTATACAGTTTATACCCCAAATTTCATCAAATTCTTGAGAGGCAACTCTAGCTGAAATGTAATCTGCGTAGCTGCCGCCTAAACCGACAATGGCAATTTTCACGAACGGGCCCTTCTTGGTAGCCCCTGCCTGTTTGCGTCATCATTTTCACGGGACTCGCCTAAGTCTTTTAACCTAACTAAGGACTCTATAAATCGTTCGCTGTACATCTTCATAACATCAGCTTCACCTTTCATAAAGGTGTATGCTTCTACCAGACTTCCGTACAAAAGAGCATTAGGTGCGTTTTCACTTAACCAAGTTAAAGTTGTATCAGCAGAGGTTGATACAACGGTCCCGGTAGCCCCGCTTGTGCCCCCTGTAACTGTTTCTCCAACAGTGAAATCTCCCGTAGGAAGAATTATCACAAATACCGTGGTAGAAGTTACTGAGTTAATTGTCGTGCTTTCCCCGCTAGTTCCGCCCGTAATAGTCTCATTAGCTGCAAATGTTCCAGAAACATTGCTTACCGTTAAACTAACTTTACTCTTTGTCAGGCTAACCGGTCTGTAATAATAGTGAATCTCTGTATCAAACGCAGCGTTTGGTGTAGGCGAAATTATAAAGTTGTTTACATCGTACATGGCGTAGTATTTTGGAATACCCGTAGTTGCCGAATTAGGATTGTATTCCTGCACAAAGTTAACATCTTTTTGTAACAAAAATTCTTTAGAGCTAGAGTTTACTATGGATAAACTAAAAGACGCCAAATAATCATCTGGAGTAGCCATGAACTGGTTTCCAGAAGTCATCGCTCCCGACGCGTTTTTTCTAAAAAACTCCAAATCAACACTTTTAAATATGCGTTCTTCAGCGGACCGAATAAACGTATCTAAATGAGAAACAAAAATTGTTTCTTGGTTGTCTGTGTAATCTTTTACAGCCTTTTTTAGCTCTGTATAGGTATAGCTCATGGTGTGTTCGCCTGTCCGCCCATGCCACTGTGGTTAGTGCAATAATAATACAGCGTAGGAGCTCCAACGGCTACTGTTATCTGAGTGTAAGCTCCAGAAGAGCCGGGAGTGCCGCTAGTAGTGACTCCTGTCGTATACTGAGAGCCCCCGCTGTGAGTTCCATCAGAGGTTGTGGAGAACCGTAAAGGGTGACCTGAGTTACTGTTGTCGGATTGATCAAACTTATAGGTACTGCCCTCTGATAGGTTAACGGTGGCTTGTTGTGAGCCGTTTATATAGTATTTATTACCGTATCCGGTGCTAACTACTGTTACGGTGAAGGTGGCTGCTACGACTGTGCTTGTTCCAGAAGCAGTTACAGTTCCTACCGAACCCGTCGCCGAAACTCCCGTAACACTTGCATCGGTAGGGGTTATAACGTCCCCACCAAAAGTTACAGTGCCAATTTGACCTTCCGCTTGTGGGACACGACTTTCATACTGCACTGTCGTTAAGTTAAATATAGGAAACTTTATCGTAATGGATATTTTATTATTATTTGGTCTAGGATCTCTTAAAGTCTGAGGATCGTATACTTTACGAAAAGGACCAAGTTGTGGATGTTTTCTTTCAAACTCATCCTTTCCGACCAACAAACCGTTCCACTCTTTACGCATGTCTTTATAGCGATACTCTAAACCAGAACGGTCAGATATGGCTTTTGCGTGTTTTCCAGTGGCGTATCTAGCCATTAGTTTGTCCTAAAGTAAGAATATTCGGGAGTAACAGTAAAGCTTGACCTGTCGCGGTCTTCTCCCATAGCCCTTTCAAACTCTTCTTCATATATCGCTTTTAACATTTGAGTGCGATTAGGTGCTCTTTTCAATGAAATGTAATAAGCCAGCCCCGCAGCTAAACAAGGATAAAACCGAAAAGGCACGTCCATCGTGTTAATCGCAGTGTCGCCATCATCAATACGAGTTAAAGCATTATACACGATAACATCTGTACTGTTATCAGGAGTGGGCCATATCCGTAAACTAGGCGTTACTTGCCTGTCCAAAAAAAATTGTGTAGGACGACCTTCTGTAGACTTACTCGGAATGTTAAGATCGTCGTCCCGACTGACGCGGGTTAAAGAAAAATCTGTGCTGCTTCTTGTTACTACGGCGCTCAATATATCAATTACATCCGCAGCCAAAGCATATGTTCTTGTACCGGAAGTTAGAGCTTGAGTTCTTTGTGCGATAGTCCACTGATTCAGCCCTCTGTTAGCCCATTCGGCCAACATAAGGTTCAAAGAACGCCTTGCTGTAGTTAAATCGTAACCTGTTCTAACCTCTAAGCCGCAACGCTCAAAGGCTTCTTCAACGTATTCAGCTACATCTAGCTCAAAATTTACGCTTCCCGAAACAGCCATTATTTGTCATCCGCATACAAGTTGTTAAAAATCTGATTTACATCCATTGTATAGTCTAAATCAGATTTTGAATAGTGTATATGCTGTGATGGCAAGAAGTCAGGAGCGCCTTGCCCTGTTTCAAACCATGCTGGATGTGTAACACGAACGCGGTTATTTGGCAATGCAACGATGTTTCCAGTGTACTCTCCGGCGTCCAAAAGCTCTAAAACATGGCTTTGTTTATGCTGCGCCGGATCATCTGCTATCTCGCTTTCCGTGTAATCAACGGTAAAATAGTATTTAGCCGGAAAGAAGTCCGGTCCCACTTTAGCTAACCAAGGACAAGGGTGCGCCCGGTCCATGCGATAAACGGCATGAGTGTGAGACATGCAATCCCACGGTTGAGCCAAGTGAACCGGCATAGGCTCCGGCCACTGCTCAAAAGGGGTATCTCCAACAAGGGCTGTAATTGGCATACGAGCCCACATAGCACCGCCGTGTACGTTAGGGTCATCCGTGCCATCAGTTTCGCATCCGGTAAAAATCATTTGAAAGCTTAAACAACGGCTTGGCATGGTCGTGACCGCAATAGCCATGCCGTGTAAAAACTCGCCATGATAGTTAGAATGATTGCACGTATACTCTCTTCGCACCCAGCATTTAAAGTGCGGAATATTACTTTGAAGATAGGGCAAGCTACTTTACCTTGCCGCCTTTTGCCATGCCTTTTTTCTTCATGCCAACCATGCCGCCTTTAGCATAGCCTTTTTTCTTCATCATCATGCCGCCACCGGCCATCTTCTGGACTTTACCGCCTTTGGCGTAGCCCTTCTTTTTCATGCCGACTGCACCGCCTTTAGCGTAAGAATTATGAGATTTGGCAAGATCTTCAGCATATTTCACCATGCTTTGATACTCTTCCGCAGCGGCGGAATCTTCTCCGCGGTAACCGCTCATTTTTGGTTTAGTAGGTTTAATTACAACTGGCATTTTACTCTCCTATGTTTAACTTACAGAACCACTGGTTCTTTTTCTACGATTTGACATAACGGCACCACAACCTCGTGCTACCACCGTTCCCGGAACAGATTTACCCTTAAACGGACGTTTAGGCTTTGTTACAGCCCCGCCATTCCTTAAACCTGTTACCTTCGCAGCTTTTGTGTTAGCGACTGTAGTTTTTCCTTTAGATCCTGCCCGCTTCTTCTTACGAGCCGTTGTAGCTCGTTCACTTTTCGATAGACTGTTAGCTTTAGCTCTAGGCAAGCAACGATCAGGGTTACTCTTATCTTTTGAAGTACCACATTTACCTTTGATAGAGCCATCTGATCCAATCCTAACCCAGTCCTGTTTCACCCATTCTTTAAGCTGACCCATTACTTGCCCTTTGATTTTTTACCTTTTAACACGCCTTTAAGAGTTTTAGCTTGACCAGCATGTAACTTAGAAGCCTTATTAAGACCTCTAACAACTTTTTTAACTTTTGCTCTGTTTTGTTTGGAAAGCATAGCTATTTACCTTTTGATTTCTTGGCGTAGTTAGGGTCTTTACAATACTTTGAGGCAGCCATGTTTGCATACGCTGACGGGTATGTATCAAATGTGCGTTTGGCCCACGCTTTCCCCTTGGGACAGATCTTACCACCACTTTTTACCTTGCCCCCTTTTTTCATGCGAACAACGCTGCTTTTACGAGTTGGGCACTTTCCTGCACCTAAATTTACTGCACTTGTCATAGTAACCTCTGCAAAAATGGAGCAATAATAACTAGACCAACGATCCACCAAAGCCTCTGATCTAACTTTGTCATATTAGCCTTCTGGTCGTCAAGAAGCTCTTCAATACGCTTATAGCGAAGATTGCACTCCGCCTCATGCTTGGCTAGCTCCGCCATCACCTTGGCGGCTGTGATTGTTTCTTTCTTTACCGGCATTTCCAACGCTTCCTTGCTTGACGCAAACGACTATTAGGATCTTTAGCCGCTTTAGGGAATTTTTTCATTTGACCTTCAGAACGAGCGCAATAAGACTTACGTCTCTTTGCATCTTTACTGCCGGGTTTTACTTTACCTGTGACCGCCGTTTTTAGCTTACTGCCGGGATTTTTACGCCTATACGCCTTTACCCCGGCATCCGTCATTCCCGCCCCAGCTTTTGTAGGACGGAAATTTTTCTTGTTACGTTTTGGCATCGTAGCTTTACGAGGGGCCATCTAATTACCCCCTACGCATACTTCTTACGCATGTACAACAAGATTGTATAAGTGTCCGCAGAAGTGTGGCCGACAGTTGTAAATAAAACATCCCCCGTCTTACCACTGCCTGCATTATTGGTTAAACCGCCAAAAGCGTTATAATCGTGATGACCACTTTGGTTTTCACCTAACTCAATACAAAAAGCGTTAGATGTAGCGTCAAACAGAATCTGAACTTTCATTCCGTTACACTGCCACCAAATACGTTCTATGACGACTTCACTACAGGCAACACCGTCTAAACTACTGGATAGAGCCGATACATCTACCTTCTTTACAGTGGATTCGCCGGTTCCGTCCGATACATTGGTAAACTTCATAACAGCATGTTTAGGGCCGTCAATCAGAGTTTGTGATGTTACTGCATCAGCCATTTAAAACTCCTTTAAAAGGAAAGGGAGCGGAACTCCCTTTCTATGAAATCAATTACGCAATCTGAACGTACTCAATAATGAACGTGAACGAACCTGCTGTTGTGGCATCTACAGTGTTTGTGATGTTACAGTAAATAGTTCTTTCAGTGTCTGTGTACTGAACAGAAGCTGGGGCTGTTGTGCCATCTTGTGTTTGAAGAACCAAAGTGGTCACAGTTACGTTGTGAGCAACAACGGTTGTGCCGCCATCAAGGATTTCATCAGTTTGAGCCGCAACAATTTGTGCGCCAGAAGAAGAAGTACCAACTTCGTAACCGATATCGCCTGTCCCAATAACGGGAGAAACGTCACAAAAGATTTTAATGTCGGTGATGATTGTGTTTGCTGGTTGTGTGAACTCACCAATGGTTGGGCTATCACCCGCTGTTGTATTCACAGTAACACCAGTGGCGTAGCCAACGTGCTTTACATATTTGTTGGTAAAAACACCAGTAGAAGCAACAGATGAGGTTTCTGTTATCGCACCTGTGGTTGCGTTTTTATTGATAACTTTAAAACCATTTTCAGAGCGTACCGCTCCATTGAATGTAGTTGTAGCCATTTCATTCTCCTGTCTTGGCTAATGTCAGCCACAGGATGCGGCTGTCAGGAATTAAAAAAAACTATACAATAAAAAAGAGCGGCTGTGAAGCCGCTCTTTCTAATCTCTACGGGAGAAGAGATTTTAGGCCGCGCCCGGTGTTCCAAACACTGAACGCCAATCAGAAACACCGAAGCTATAACGCTCACGGGCCTTAAACCGCATGTTTCCGGTGTCAAAGTCACCTTCCATAGCAGTCTTGATTGGAGAACGGTTAAAGTATTTGAAACCGTTAGGTGCATCGGTCTTGATGAAGAACGCATCTGTATCAGTCAAGAAATGGTTAACTACTGCCCCTTCAGGAAGCATACCCATGTTCTTGATAGCATTTGCATCGTTATCAGCCGTTGCTGAACGCAAGTTTGAGTTAATCACACGCTCTGCAATGAACTGCAATTCTTTTGGAATGATAAGCTTCATTCCACGAACTGCAATCTTCAGACCACGCTCATCAGTCAAACCAGCAATATCAATCAACATCTGCTCAAGTGAAGTTTCGTTCAAGTCAGCGGCTGTTGAAAGAAGGTTGCGTTGGTTTCCTGTCAAGGATGGGTGTGATGAAGAACAAAGTGCTGCACCGTCACCGATTGCAGAAGAGCCTGTGCTGAACGCATTGTTCAGAATAGACGCTGCTTTAATCTGCTTGGTCTGGGCCATAGAACGGGCCAGAGCCTTGGTGTAGCGTGATGCCAAACGGTCATACAGATTATCCTCAATGGCTTCTTCCGTAATGGAAAACGCCAAAGCGATTGTCTCATGTGTGTACCGTGCAGTGTATGTCTCTTGAGCATCGTCAAAAGAGATGGCTGCGCCTTCCTCTTTAGTCGGTGCTGTTGAGAAACCACCCAACATCACTTCTTCTTCAAAAGAACGATCTGAAGACTCTTC